CTCAAGGTATCTTGTCACGCAGTACGCCTGTCCGCCACCCACGGGGACTTTGTCATAGGCGTTCACTTCCTTGCCTGCGACAGTAAACTTTATGAGATACCTGCCCTCAACGGTCGTTCCAAAGGTGTTATAGAAACAGGACTTGTGCTGGCTAGTCAGCGCCGTCCATTCCTTCTTCCGGATCGTTTTCGTCGGGGCTATCGCTGTCGCTGATATACTGCTCATCATCGTCAGAGTATTTTTTTTTTCGTCGTCAGACAGTTTCCATGATTCGGTGACGGTTCTGGATATGCCACCCTTGGTGTCTGGCGATACATTGACGACTGGCTTGGCCATTGAGTTTGTTGTTATTGCTGCCGCACATGACAACAGAATCGCAAGTTTGTATCGTTTCATTCTTCGTCCTTTAATAATCCATTGACTAAATTTTGATTGTGTTTTTTCTCGGCTTCTTCTCTGGATTTAAAATATCCAGAATGTCTTCTTCCAGCAACCTGTGGTGACTTATCAGAAGTGTACCAATACGAAAGCTCCCACCATGTTTCCTTTGTTTCCACATGCTGCGCATCATGTATTGTGTGGCCTAAATACCTGATCATTCCTATCTCACAAAAATATATGCATCCGAATGAGTCTCTTTCTTGCCGGCCATTTGAGTAGTGCCAATGCTGCTGGCTGAGTATCGATAACTGCCGGGGCTAGCAAATGTGACCTGCTTGTATAGCTCCTTGGTCACGCAGGTGCGCTGCTTGTTTGGAATGACGATATGCTCGCTTACCACAGTCTGCTGTCCGCCTATGTCCAGCACGAAGCTGTAGTCTGCCTCGGTGGTGAACATCGTGCTAAAACACACGGTGTGCCAGCTCTTGACGACCACGGGCTGGTTAACTGTGCCGGTGATGTTCGTTGTTGATGCCGTTACCTCGGCGGTTGCCATCATGCGGGTTGACTTTATTTCGTCAGCAGTCAATGGCGTTGACTCGATGCGGCTGTACAGGACGCCACCGTCACCCTGCGAGACCTTGATGCTAGCCTCTGCATGGCAAAGGCTAGCCGCTGCGAAGCACAGGCCAGGTATTATCAGGCGTTTCATAGTGGCGTCACCTCATACTTTGAGAAGCTGACGCCGCCTGGACTGCCTGGAGTGGTGTAGATTTGCGGACCTTTCTTGTACTGCTGTCCGCCAATAACTGCCTGACAGCCTGACAGCATGCAAACAGCAACGAACAATAAAACCTTTTTCATTAACCTTTCCTCTTAAAATATTCTTGAAAGCGTGTCGCCAATACATGTAATCAATGAAGACATTATGTAGAATCCTGTAGCCACAAGCTGTATCTCAAGTCCGTAATATCTGTTTACCAGACCAAAAAGAAGAACCATTATTCCTACTTCATATGCCATCTTTCTCCAGCGTCTGAGCCTTTCACTCTTTGACCTTGGAGCCATGGACTTGTGAAGCATAGCAACTGAACACCCCACACAGTGGAATCTGTCACAGTCAATCACAATCGGTTTGCTGCAACTCTTGCATTGAATCACTACTGGTCCCTCACTTTCTTTCACGGGAAACCGCCTTGTGGTTTGGGATAGACATGTGGATTCCAAGCTCGTCCAGAAAGTCCCGGTATCTCTGGAGACATTCCTTGTGGAGCTTCTCAACGGCATGGGGAGGGGTTATGCCACCAAGGCAATACATGCCATAGGCACTCACTGCAAGACGGAAGGCAACGGCCTGTGGGCTTTCCAGTATAGCCCTGTAATCGAACATCTTTTTTCCCTGATTCTTCATCCTCGAATCCTGCTATTTAAACCAAAAAGCTACGGTTAATCAACGATGGATTTGTAGAACAGTGGAGGGGTAAATAATAGACACCCCTCATACTGTTGTATCATTCAAAACGGTATGTCTATGTCATCTTCAAAGGCCGGATGCCCCTGCATAGAGTTCTGCGTAGCAGCTCCAGCGCTCTTTGGCTTCGGTGCCAGATAGTCTTCAATCGAGTTCTTGTCTGAATATCTGGACCCTGCTGGTTTACCCTTGAGCTTGTCATGGGGTATTTCCTGACCCGGATCGGTCTTCACCAGCACCCGAAAGCTCTTGCCGACTGACAACTGGGGACGCCATGTGCGGTTCTCATAGGCTTCTTTCATGCCACCAGACTCGCAGTGATGTCGCAGCTTCCATGCCATTTTTGGAGTGAAGGCGATGTAATCTGTGACCTCATGTGGACGACCTTCCTTGTCATACACATGAAGGAGGAACTCCACCATGCGATTTCCGGACCTGGACATCTTGCCTTCAAACCTTTCCACTGTCGCATGGTACTCACCATCTGGCAGGAGCGAAAACCTCTGTTGCTGCGCCTGCTCTTCTGACATTGCCTCATAGCTGAAATCTTCCATCATGCTGCGTCTCCGTTTATTTTGCTCTTCATTTTGTCAATACACCGTTGAATGTAATCTGCTGACAGATAGCTGAAATCCTCAACGTCCTCCTTCTTAAGTATTTTCCCTTGTGTCTCTTCATCTATGTGCAGAATCTCGATGAATCGCCTGATCTCAGCCACCTGCTCTGGTGTTGCAAGACTGGCGGCGACGGCTGTTCTCTCAAGCGTCTCTCTTCCATACCGTTCTGCAATCTGGTCATAGCTGAATTCTATTGTTTCGCCATCGGGGAATGCATCAATGCGTGACTTCTTCACAATCCCGACCCGGTTGTCTCCACGCTTCTGCACTTCGATGACGAGATCAAAGAGGTAGTCCAGCTTTTTGTAGCAATCGAATGTCGTGCCAATGACCTTCATCTCATCGCCGTATTCTTTCTTGGCATGACTCGTGATGATGACATTCATGTCCAGTCTGGCAAGAATCTTCATCATCTGTTTCATTCGCTTGTTGGCTTCTGAGTAGTGACGGCCAAAGTCAGTCCCGATCTTGCTGTTCTTGCCGCACTTCTCGACAAGGTCATCGTATACATGCGTGAGCGGATCAATGACAAGTGTCTTGTAGTCATGGTCCTCTGTCATCAGGGTGCGAATTTCCTCCATCACATCGTCATAGTCTGAGGTGCTGAACACGGACGCCCCGCTTTCCTTCAGCTTCTTGATGTAGGAATCATTCTCTGCGCCGCCCTCAGTCTCAATGAGATAGGGTTTTGGAAAACTGATCGCCGCTGTTGTCTTGCCTGCCCCTGCGTTCCCGTAAAAGAATGCCTTCAGACGCTTTTTGATCGCCTCGGGCTTAACGCCTCTTAATGCCATATTGTTTCTCCCGTCATTAACCAAACAATGTAAAAAATACCCACAAACAACATGCTCATCAGTACTGTCGTCCTGAGCCAATCTGCGTGATTTCGCACGCCCTTTCGTTTCCTCGGTCCCACACCATTGTTGTGTAGCACTGGTCATCCTCCTTGATGAAATCAAGCCGCTCGTCCAGCACGTGTTGCATGCTGTCTCTCAGGTATGCGCGAACGCCGCTCATCCAGACATCGTTGAAGTCTTCCTGTTCTGCGGGTGGTCTGCCGGACAGCAGGGCGCGTGTCAGGGCAGGCATCATGGCCTTTTCCCATTCGTCGTTGTCTGGGCCTGTCGCCTGCGAGGCAAGATCGTCATCCTTGGACAGCATCATTCCTGCAAGGTGATTCAGGTCATATTCGGGGATGTCGTATGTATCGATGGACCAGACTCCGGTCATGCTGTCGCGCTTGGCGTACAGCTCTACGAAGCGGTCTGCTATGTCTGTAACCTGTCTGTCATAACTCATGGCCAACCTCCATGTTTGCCTGGCACCATGTGCTGTTCTCATGCCAGAGATCGCACATAGGACACCATACATCCCCATTGTCCATTTGGGGATTCCCGTTGTAGTACGGGCGTTCCTGTTGCACAACAGCGCATACAAGCGCTATGCTTCTATCGTTCATGACAATCTCCAAGTGGTTTTGAACACCGGGTCATGGGGTTGCTGCCCCTTGGCCCAGCGGTTTTACTTCTGTATTACAACTTCCAAAGCAACAGCAAGAAAATCATAAACAGCCAGTATTCGATTCCAAGTATATCTTCGTCACTCATATTTATTTGTCGATATGTAGAATTATACATTTGTCTCCTTGCCTGTCAACTCCTTTTTCTCTCTTTTTTTGATCTGTGCCTCGATGTACTCAATGAGTATGCGCCCCATGGGCTTGCGGGTTTCCATGGACTCCTGTTTAAGAAACTTCCAGCGTGATTCCGGCATCTGGAAGTTGAATCCGATCAGTGGTTCTTTTGTCATTGTTTTGATCCTGTTAGTGCCGTTTTGTTGAACAAATGTGTTTTTGTTTACTTGTCTAATTATATAGGTAGAATGTGGGTTTATCAACAGAAACTGTGGGTAACTTTTCATAAAGGGAGATTCAGTAAATGGCAGTCATCGATATTTCTCAGGTTAAAATAAATACAGTTGCAATGGAAATCAAAACGCTGTCCCTTAACAAGAAACAGATGACACTTTCGTTTTTCAAACAGATAACACCCATGGAGTTGATTGACTATAAATCGAGCAAACTCAATGGCATTCCATGGGGAAGGGTCAATTATTTCATTCGATCAGACCATCATGCTGGCAATGCAATCAACATAATCTGGCAAAAGGGAAATGAGATTTTCAGGAACTGCATTGAGCTGCATGACTATACCAATTCAAGGGAGCGTGATCTTGTGAATCTTGTAAACAGAATGGCTTCCTTAAGAAAAAAAACAATGGACCTTCAGCAAGAGATTAACAAAAAAGACTGCATGTTCCACTGGAACATAAAGAGACTTGAAGAAACGCAAAAGGAAATAGTCGATTGTGAAAAGGAATATCAGGAGGAAACCGTACAACTGGAACTGTACAAAAAATATCGAAAGCTGGTGGTAACCCTTCAGGAGTTGCCACAACTGTTTATTGCGGTGTGACGAGCGGGATTTGGTGGAGTAGTATTATCTGGCTAAAGCTACCCCGTCCCCCGGCAAGGGAACGGGATTCAAAACTACGGTGATCCTTACCAGCGCAAGGCCAATTATAGCCTTCCTTGTGTCGGGGTCAACCACCATCACAAGGAAATGTCAGTTATGTCTCTTCACCATTCTTTCGATGTACAGATTGCAAAAAAATATGGCGTTCATGTTGCTATTTTTTTGAACCACATTGCCCACTGGACTGAGCGAAATATTGCCAATAGAAAGAATTTCTTCGATGGAACATTCTGGTCATATAATACACATGACGCTTTGCTTGATATTTTCTCATATTGGTCTAAAAAGACACTAAGAACAACGATAGAAAGGTGCGAGAAAGAGAACCTTCTTTTGAAAGGAAATTACAATAAAACTTCAATGGATAGAACAATTTGGTACGCATTTACTGACAAAGGAATGGCTCTTTTCCCGGCCCTCGAACAGATGAAAGATGCCATTTGCCGAAATCGGCATATCGAAATGCCGGAATCGGCAGTTGGAAGTGCCGGAATCGGCACAGCTATACCAGATACAAACCATATTCAAACACAGATACAAAAAAGCTCTTGTGAGACTGCGTCTCCAAAAGCCAAAAGCCGAAAGCCAAAGACCCGAAAGGACTACAAGGAAGAAAACGAGGCAAAGCCCCACTGGCACAAGAATGCCAAGGTCTGCGAGCCAGTCACGCAGGACCCTGTGATATGCGGCAGTTGTCGCAGGCCACAGCAACACTGCGGGTGCTACGGAGAACCAGCACCGCGTCTGCCAAAGGAAATAGCACAGGCATTTTCGAAAGCGGCACTGGCACGACTTGGAAGGAAGTCCACCCAACATTAAGGTATAAAAAATGTACAACGGAAGATATGGAAATCTCCAAACGTTAGAAGCTGCGCAAATGTCACTCAAGGATATTGCAAGCAACGTGACATGGGATGACCTGAACAGGGCAAATGATGACACGGTGCCAAATCCTGAAAGATACGAAGCAGGCAGACTGTCCAGGACGATTGAAGGCTTGCAGATGGTGATATTCATGAATGGCGGGAAACAGCCTGTAACCTGGCTTCCCATGTTTTATAGACCGGCCTATGAGAAGGACATTGAAGCAAGGATGTTGGCGCCTCAGCAAAGAATGCTGGACAAACCAATCACCAAGGATGGTGCAGCATGCGAGACAAAGACGGATGGAATTTAACCCAAAAACAGCGGGAGAAGTACCTACAGTCGGTTAAAATGCTTTACTCGACCCCGAGCAAGGGGTCAGTCGGGATAGTCGCACCACGGGTTTCTCTGGAGGTTTTAGGGCTATCCCACGAAAAAGCGTCTGGCAGAGAGGAGGCGAGTCAGGGGCCGGTTCACGGGTCATCGCCCAAGGTTCCACGAGGAACAAAGCCGAAGCACCGAAAGGAGTGGAAAGAGCAGGCAGATATTTACCAGTGGACACAGACACAGGAGGTACTGCGCGGGTTCACCATGAAGTTCGACAACGAGCGCCGTAGGACCGTTGTACAGGCCGCTGTTGCAAAACGCATGGGGCTACTGGCCGGAACCAGTGATCTATTCGTGGCGAGGCCCTCAGGGCGGTTCTGCGGGCTTTGGCTGGAGGTGAAGCAGGCCCGCGAGTACACGCCATCCGAACGCCGCAGTGAGACGTGGAAACGGCAGGAAGAGTTTCAGGAGCGCATGAGGTCGGTAGGGTTCGCCTGCCGCTTTGCATTTGGGGCCGAAGATGGGATAAAAATAATCAGGGCGTATATTAACCTCGGAATCAGGGAAGTCATGTCACCGTACGAAGCCTCCATTCCCCCGGACAGGGATGACAGGTGAGGTGGCCCCGCTACTCCTTGGGCGGGATTGTATCTGGAGAAAGAAAGGTGCTGGTGTCGATATGCTGCAAGCGGGAATTTTATGCCGTCCACACGGCGGATTGCGGCGGCCATTACATTTGCCGGACATGCGGTAAACCATGCCATCCGCTGCTGGTGGACAATCACAAACAGACTGAACAAAATCAGGACGATACCGATGCCGACCTTTAGCAAAAAATCCTTCTCGAACCTGTCCACCTGCCATCCTGACTTGCAGGCGCTGTTTTTTGAGGTGGTGCGCACTTTCGACTGCACTGTGCTGGAGGGCGCTAGGTCAGAAATAGACCAGAACATGGCGTTCCGGCGTGGAGCGACGAAGCTCAAATGGCCTGACAGCAAACACAATGCTCGCCCCTCACTGGCTGCTGACGTCGCTCCATACCCTATTGACTGGGCAAATACCAATCGCATGTACTGGTTTGCCGGGTATGTCATGGGCATTGCTGCAAGACTGAAGGACGAGGGCAAGATTACCCACGCAATCCGCTACGGCGGCGACTGGGATAGTGACAAAGACATTAATGACCAGAAATTTAATGATCTTTGCCACTTCGAGATTGTCGATTAGCCATTGGTTACTGGTTTGCCTGCCATACGAGACTGGTACAGAAAATCAATTGCCCGTGATACAACCTTGCTCCGGCTTTCCTGAAAAACCTGCTCAAGCTCATTTGCCTGACGCATGGTTTCTAATGAAAAATGTACCGATGACGTATAGTACCGCCGTTTATCCTTGTCGATCATTTAAAATCCTCACCGCTTCATTCAGATTTTCGATTTGGGCCATCATCTTTTTCACTACTTCGATCAGATTGAAAACGATGGTTTCGAGTGTTGGTTCAGTTTCCATCAGGTTATTTCCCCTTTGCCGTCGCATGTGTCGCAAATGTCGCCTGTGTGTTCGTAGCAGCCAGCGCAAATGTCAGAGTCTGGATAGCCGGGTTCGGTGCAGCCGACGCCGCAGCAGGTGGTGTATCCTTCACCGCCGCAGTCTTCGCAGTATTTGGTTTCTGTCATTGTCTTTTCCTCATGCGTACCAGCTATAATTCATTGGTGTGCCGTCCCAAAGAGAGGCGCCAGAATAACTGTTCAGACTGATCCAGTTTCCTTCGTTAACACGCTTCAGCATTTCCTCTGACCCTTCCTTGAATGAATCCTTCACCGCAACCTTGCGTCCGCTCATAAAGCCTGTCTGTTCTTCAAAGCTGGAATTGATGCGACGAATTTTGACGGTCTTGTTGCTGACAACCTTGGTCACTTGATAAAAATCAATGTTGGTCTGTTCATAGCCCCAAGAGGAATAAAGAATATCGCCTTCTTTGAGTGTGTGCGTAAAAGCCTGTCTCTTTGCCTTTTGGCTATCTCGATATTCCTTTCTCTTTTGCAGATTATTAACCCATTCGTTAATGTGCTTTTCTCTTTGCTCAGGGCTTCTGAACCAGTAGTTAAAGTCGGGCTTTGTACGCTTGCCGCCGTAACCAACAGCACACCATTTTCCTGCCAGTTCACGGGTGTAAACAACCCCACTTATTTCTGGATATACAGTTTCTTTGCTGCCTTCTGGTATGTAACGCTGTCTCATTTTATTCCCTCCAAGTGTTATCCGGTTGCTGCCGGTACATGTCTTGCATGTGTTGGTATACTAACATAGTATACGGGGATTGCAACCCCTCCCGCATCAATATATGATCTTGTATAATCTATAAACACATGCCACGGATGGCACATGCTTCCGGAGGTCATGTGATAAAATTTGAGAATCAGGGGAACGGGCGCTTTTATTATCTGAGCGTCGAAAAGGATATGACGGGTGCGGATGTTCTTGTTGTGGTTCGTGGTGGTCGCAGTGTGCGCGTCTCCCGCACTTATGGGTTTGCTAGTCCACAGGCACGCGATAAAAGGATTGTCGCGCTCATGCAGCGAAGAATCAGAAACGGGTATTCACTGGTGACATGAAGGGAGTTGCCAAGGATGGCTGGAAAATCAACATACACGGAAGAGATAGGAAAACAGATATGTGATGCTGTCTCATCTTCAACAGATGGCCTTGGCGATATAATCATTAAAAATACCCACTTTCCCTGTCAGGCAACCATTTACAAATGGATTAATGATCATCCTTCATTCTCAGATATGTACGCGAATGCAAAACGAGCGCAAGCTGCTATTTTTGCTGACGAAATAGTGAAAATTGCTGATGATGAAAGAGGTGACCATATTGTTGATGGAGAGGGAAAAGTGATGATGAACTCCGTTAAGGTGGCTCGTGACCGGCTCAGAATTGACACAAGAAAATGGATTGCGTGCAAACTGCTGCCGAAAGTGTACGGTCAGACAAAGCCAGCATCTAATGAGGACGAAGACACGCTTATATCACAAGTGGTGGACAAGCTGTGATTGCATTTAAATAACCGATAGCCCATAATTTCGGCAGGACATACTATTCCAAGGAGTGGAACGTAATGGCGATCACATCGATCAAGCGTGATGAAGCATATTCCCCGTTTATAGTTCGTATTCTTTCTTCAAACACCTTAGCCGAGATTGGAACATCAGGATATTTGCTTTCTCAGGCTGACGAGATTGCCGCGCTAAACAATGGTCCATTCGAGTGGGAAGTATCCGACATGGTGCTGGTGTACGCATCTGACGGGTGGGGATTCTTTACAGTTGATCCTGATTTTGAATCGTTCACAGCTTTCGACAGTGTCGGTGGTACCGTTGACATTATCGGTGCGCCAGTCGTTATTGGAAACTTTCCGGTGTTCCAGTCAACCACTGGAAACATTGAAGACCTTGGTTATCTGCCTTCGGATGCTACAAAGACATCTGTTGTAATGGCAGGTTCAGCTGTAGTGGCAAACAATATTGCCCACTTTGTTGATACAGCAGGAACCATTGACGACACAGCAGCCAATGTTACAAACATGGGTGACATTTATGCTGGAGCATCCGGAACAGCCGGCGCACTGAGAGCCTATCCAGCTACCGCAGCAAACGGTTATCTCGCATTGCTGCCTGTCAATGCTGGCGGTGCTTTCAATACATCCATCAGCAACAGCACGATGGGCCAGTCTTCGGTTATATCCATCCCTGATCCCGGCACAGCAACCAGTAAGTTCGTATTGCAAGACGGTGTCAACACTGTCCTGTC